GGAGGGACATTTTGATGGATATGATATATGGACTAATTTTTCATATAAAGGAGATGTTAATCCTTCACATGATCATAGCGGATATGTGTCGGGTGTGATATATTATAAAAATCATAATCACCCCACTATTTTTGATGATTATGATCTTTCCTATCCTGGTTATGATGGAACAATGGTGCTTTTTTCTTCCCATGTGATCCATCATGTAGAACCACAAATTGAGGATAAAGAAAGAATTACTCTTGCTTTTAATATTGTTACTACTGGTAAACATGAATGATGCCCTTTGACGCATATCGTTGTTATTTGTCTTTAAAGAACCACTTCACCAAAGACCATTATGACTATCATAAGTATGGTGGCAAGACAAGAGCAACAGTTCAAGCCTTTTACAAAAGGAAGGATAGGTTCTGGTTTGAGAAATTTGCCAGATCTAAGAATGATAAAGAAGTAGAAGAATTTTTTGTATCTAACTTTGTGAGTTCCACAGACCCTGCAACAATGTGGATCGGAGAGATGATAAGAGAGGGAGAAGGGAGATATACTGATTGGAAGAAAAAAGTGCAATCTTTGTCATATACGTTTAAAGGTGAAATTGACACTCTTTTTGAAAATAAGCAAGTAGACGAAATATTCGATTGTTCGAGTGGCCACCCTCCTATCCTCAGAAGTTATTTAAGGGGTGATACCTCACTTGAAACATTAGTGATATGTGATAGAATATTTGAATATAGGAAAAACTTTGATAAACGACTCAATGACCCTGTATGGGAAACCGTCAGTCGAAAAATAAAAAAGTATAAACCCTTCCTAAATATAGATGTACCAAAGTATAGAAAAATCCTTAAAAAAGTAGTATTATGAGTTTTTTCGATTCAGAAGTTGTTCGTGCTGAAATGGCAGAAATTGCGGAACTCCAAGATGAGGTTTATTCCAATGTTTTCAAGTTTCCGTCGATGACCCAAGAAGACCAATTATATCATGTTACTATACTGGAGAAACTTTTAAACAAACAACGAGTTCTTTATACTCGTGTGAGTTTATCAGATGATCCTGAAGCTAAGGAGATGAAAAAGAAGATTATAGAAAGTGCCAAACAAATGGGACTTCCTACCAATGTCGATATGAACATCTTATTTGCCAATATGAATAATATGGTAGAAATGATGAAAAAGTCGATTGACAAAGAATCTTCCACTTGATATAATTAAGGTACACACAAGCCAAATCTAAAAACAAACTAAATGTCATTTAAAGACCTAAAAAAGCAATCCTCTCTAGGATCATTGACTTCTAAATTAGTCAAAGAAGTGGAGAAGATGAATACTGGTGGAGGAGGTGATGATCGCCTTTGGAAACCAGAACTTGATAAAACAGGAAACGGTTATGCCGTTCTCCGTTTCTTACCAGCACCAGAAGGTGAGGATATTCCGTGGGTAAAAATTTATTCCCATGCTTTCCAAGGACCAGGTGGTTGGTATATTGAAAACTCTTTGACCACAACAGGTGGCAAGGATCCAGTCTCAGAGTATAATCGTGAACTCTGGAACAGTGGTAATGAGTCTGATAAGGATGTAGTTCGTAGACAGAAGCGTAAGCTTTCCTACTATGCAAACATATATGTTGTAAAAGATCCTACCAATCCTCAAAATGAGGGTGGAGTATTTCTCTATAAGTTTGGTAAGAAGATCTTTGATAAAGTAATGGAAGCAATGCAACCAGAGTTTGAGGATGAAACTCCAATTAATCCTTTTGACTTCTGGCAAGGTGCAAACTTCAAGTTGAAGATCGTCAAGAAGGATGGTTATTGGAACTATGATAAGTCAGAGTTCGATGCAGTATCTCCTCTACTTGAAGATGATGATGCACTAGAAGCATTATGGAAGAAGCAGTATTCTCTTGCTGCTGTCACTGCACCAGACCAGTTTAAGTCTTATGATGACCTTCAGAAACGTCTGAAGTATGTTCTAGGACAAAGACCTCCTGCACGTCGTGTAGATGAGGACGTGGTTGATGAGGACAACTCTCGTGGTTCTTATACACCAGACTTTAATTCTCGTAAGGCACAGGAGACTGTGACTGCTGCTGTAGCATCTGCTAGTTCAGATGAGGATGATGCACTCTCTTACTTTCAAAAGTTAGCAGAGGAGTGATTCTCTCAGGGGAAATTCGACTTTTTATTCCAAAAAAGGCGCAAAAAAATCTCTGGTATTTTTTTCCCCTATTAGTTTTTTGATTATTGATATAGTCTGATATTTTCAGCTTTTTTAAGGTTTCCATTGAGGTACTCAGTGGAACCTTTTTTATATGGCATGAGATCTTCTATGTCGTCTATGATGACTGTGAGGTATTCTTGCTTTAATACAAATATCTCTCTTTTCTTATTTTCTATTTTTTCTTCATATTCATAGTTTGTCACTGGACGGGTAATATTAGATGCAGTCACCATTCCACTTACATAGTAATCATAGTAGGTTTGATTAAAATCAGAACTTACCTCTAAACCTGCTGGAACGATAGTTACGTCATTACTATCTTTTACTTCAACCGTCTCATGATGGTGAACCCCATTATAGATCGTATCGTAGTTATCGTACTTATCTAATAAAAACCTATCAAAGTCATTTTGTGGCATTGGCCATTCTGTTGGAATATGAGTTATATTGTTTGCAAGGAGAATAACCCAATCTAAGTCAGAATTCTCATATACTTTATGTGCCACATTATCAGGTCTATCGTTACCTTCAACAGAATACTTGGTAAAGAAGGTTAGACTTTGGAAAATATCTTCTCTTAGAGTTGCTCTTCTAAAGAAATTTTTGACACGAATATAATCAGATATTTTAGCATCAGGTAATCTGCTAACATAGTCAAAATCGGGAATAAGATCGAAATAACTTGACATTTTAGAAACCTATTTCAGATGGGAAAGTTGTATTACCATAATCATCATTATATATTGGATTCATTTCTTGGAAATTCATGTTTATTTGATAAGCAGTCATTACACCATCATCATATGTTGAATAAGCACCATTTGGAGTGTAATTGACACCAAATGAACCCATAGCACATTCTTTAAATTTATTTAAGTAAGGATGATCATTTACTCCAAATCCACTACTTTCAGATCCATTACGTTTATAAGCAAGTCTAAAGGTATGTGGAGATTTTAGGAATAAACGTGATTTACTTCTAATTGGAGACATTCCTTGTTTAAAGAATCTAATGATTTTAATGACAGTTTTTGCTTCTTCTCTACTTCTTGGAGCAAGTGTAAAAGCAAAACTAAAGTTTCTTATTTGAGGCGCACTAAACAATAATTCCATATTAGGGTTCATTATCGCACCAGTTGTTCTTGTCAATAAATTTTGTGCTCCCGATGCTTGCCCTGCAATATATTTTCCTAATGCTGTTTTTGTGTCAGGACTTTTTAAAGCAGATTTGATTACATCTGCTCCTTCAACTGCTCCCTCTCCTATACCTTGTTCTATGGCAGTTAAAGCAATATTTGACAATGCTAATTGCATTGGATTAATTGTATCTTGATTCCATGTAACTTGTTGACTATCTTGAACTCCTCCTGGTACTGGAAGAATAACAGTTCCTATAGATTGTCTATTAGGATCTCTATCACTTGTAGTTGATAGTTTACCTCCTGCACCTGCTTTTCTTAGATCAGATGCCTTAAATGCCATCATATCAATTTTTAAGAAGTCTTGCCCATCTCTTCCTGTTCTTAATGTGGTTGGAAATACATGAATACCAAAATTAGATTCTCTTGTTCCTGGTTCAGATTTTGCATCAAGTTTAGTTGGAACACTTGTTGGATTACTTAAGGCATTTTTATTATCAGTTCCTCCTTCATCTGCTTTATTTGACTTTGTTAAATTCTTTGATTTGTTTCCTGCTGCTTCTGGACTTAGAGTAGAATCTGCTGCTAATAATCCTTTCTTTATTGTTTCTGAAGCTGCATTTTTTACTAGTTTTATATTATCATTAATAAATGCTTTATGTTTTAAATCCTGATCAAACCAGTTTGGATTAAATTCTAAATTTCCTGATTTTGAAAAAATAGTTCCTGCTCTTTTATCATCTTCTAATACATCTTCATATAAATCAATATCTCCTTCTTTCTTATTAACAAGCGTAAACCAATTTGTACCATTACCTTTAAAAGTATTGGATGTATCATCACTCCCATAATAGCCTTCTTTTGTTGCCATTTAATATACAGATCTTTTACTTATTTAGTATGAATTTTCCATAAGGAAAGTTGAGAAGGTCATCTAGTTCATTATAATCTACAATATACAGTTGTCCTGCTAGTTCTTCCCATGTATAATTGCGAGATTGTCTCCAATGAAAGTTTAATCCCTTAAATCCCCAAGATTGTAAGTCAGTACAAGCAATTAGTGGATGTTGGTCATATGTAATATCAGGAGTTTTTGCATTGTATATAAAGGTATAGTACTTTCCTACTTCAGGTATAGGAGTTACAGTATCATTTAATGCTTCCATAATGATCATCTTCATTTCTTCAGGATCATTAACTGCTGCTGCTAATTCTTCTTTTATCGGTTCTAACTAGCAAATA